CGCCTGTTGCTGCTACTTTTTTGTAAACTATTAGTCCATTTGCTGTAGCTGGTGCTACATCTGTTGTTACTATAAGTTGTCTCATTTTTTCTAAATTTTTTTAATTCTTATTCATTTTTATTTGCCTCCGCTTCATAAGACTTGTATCTTGGATCTGCAATAGATTCTAAAATACTACTTATGGTCATGTCCACAATCTCTCTGTGAGAATGGTCGGGCAGTTCACAACTAATCCCCAAAGATAACGAAATTTCCAGGGGGTTTCTTAAATATGTTAATTTTACACTGTCTATTATAAATATATCACTAGTGTATATATCAAGTACATCTTGCCTCACTGTATAAAGTGGAGCTGTATATTTTGTTGTATTAAATGGATCTTTGAGCATTGGAAATATATCATCTTGTTGTACAAATTTAGAAGCATGAGATTCTAATTTTAAAGATGCAGAAGAAGTTGGAACTCTCTTCTCTGAAAATGCTACATTTGTTTTTCTTAAAGGTGAGCTAGATATATGTGCTCCTGATGCATCTTTACCTACTATTGTTGCTGTTGACATAGATGCAACTAGTGTTGGGTAAAGTGCTGGGTCAATTATAATAATTATTTCATCTGGATAACTTAAATGTCCAATAGCTTCCCAATTCATAATAGCTCCAGCATTACCTGATGATAATATTTCTCCTTGAGCAGCCGGAACTCCTGTTGGGTAAGTGTGTGTATTTGTATTTGTCCATAAACTATAGAAAGTTCCTGGAGTAGGTAATGCAACATCATCAAAGATAACTAATTCTTCGATTATAGCAGTACTTTCGTTGGTTACAAATCCAGCCATACTTACTCTAAAGTAATAATAATCTTGAGGATATGAAACACTCCAAGACATAGGTTCACATTTATCTGTGTAAACTCTAGCTAACTGATTAACTAAGTACATATAATCTGTAGGTAGTCTAAAAGAATCTACATGTATATTACTAAATAACTGTTCTTTATATGTTGTTATATCTTCATACTCAGAAACAAGGATACGCAAATCATCTATACGTTTTTGATTTCCTTCAAATCCTAATTGATATTTATTATTTATCCCATATTTAAGATTAATAAATTTAGACTGTGCTTTATTCAGTTCTAAATCTATCTCTTCTGGTAAAAGCAAATCGGCTTGGAGTGAATTTATTTTATCCACTCCTTGCTCGATTGCTAAATGCATTTGTGTTACATTCATGTTATAAGGCTAATTCTTTTAATTTTGCTCTCATTATTGTTAATTGTCCCGAGTTCTTTTTATCTTTTAAAAATACTACTGTATCGTCTGTAGTATCTCCAATTACTTCGTCTATAAAAATTATCTGGTTTCCAATTTTTCTTAATACTCCAGATGATATTAATTCTGCAATTTCAGCTTTTACAGGTAAGTTAGTATCTCTAGCTATTTTAACAAATTTTGCAGGACTTGCATCTTTAAATTCATACAAAGCATTTTCAACTTGCTCTTCTGTCATCCTATCTGGATTTGTATTAGCTATAATACGAAGTACTCTCCTCATAGATTTAGGCTCAGCTGCAATTTTAATAAACTCTCTATCTGCGTCTTTTCTTACTTGTATCTGGCTATTTCTAATTTTAATATCTCTAGTAGTGTCATGGATATAAAATCTTTTAACAGGGTCTGCTTGCATTTCTTCTTTAGTTAATCCAACTTGTGGATGTTTAATAGCGAAGTTGTATTTAATGTAGTCCATAATTTGTAATGGAGATCCATCTGCATTCATACCTATTTCTAATTCTACTCCAGTAAATCCTACTGGTACTGATAGATTAGTCCAAAAATCTTTTGTATGCTTTGGCCAATCCGCATGTGCTGGACTTACGTCCAAAATCCCATCTAAATATTTACTCTCGTCTGCACGATCGAAGCCTTTTAATGGCTGTCTGTTAACAAAAACGCTACTAAGTTTCATAACTGCTTCTGCTCTTACTTCTTTAGGTAAGTGATTTAAAATCTCTCGTCTCCTTAAAAATACTTTTTTACTCATAATGTTAGTTCTTTTAAAGTTTAAATTAGGTGGGTGTAAAGAATAACTCCCCGTTATTATTAATAATTAAAGACGTGGGGGTTTCCCCCCACATCCTCAATCAAAAACCAATATATATAAAACGCAAATTAATGCCTACTACTAAGCTATACACGTAATGTCAAGCGAAGTATCAAATCTTCTTAAGATGATACCTGCTGTTTTCAACATATGTACAGATGCCCCATCCACGTCAGATGCTCTAGAAGAACTTGAATCAAATCCTCTTGGAACTACTGAACCGGCTACACACCATCTCATCATCTCACGACCTTTCTTAGAGATCATTTGAAGGTTATTTTGTCCATCATAATTTGATTGATCAACAAATACCATTCTATAAGATTCAAGTGAATATCCTGTAACAGGGTGTTTTGCACGAGCTTGTGCAACTGGACCATGATCAAATAATGGTAATTTTACCACATTGATTGTGTGCCCGTCGATATGCTCGTAAGATGTAAAGTAACCACTCATACCTAAAGATCTTCCAGAACCAGTAATGAATCTGTTTTCTCCTCCAGTTTTCCAAGAATTAGATGCATTACCAAAATGGTTTTTAAGAGCTTCGTCAAATTCACGAGCCCCACCTGTTCCTGTATAAAGAGTTACTTGTTTTTGTGCAGCATCAGTCATGCCGTAGAATAAGTCACCAATAATATTTTTGATTTTATTCTCTGTTAAAGTAGAATAAGTATCTCTGTTGATGATTTGTTCTAAAAGACCCGGACCTACAATTACTGGCTGTCCATTTTCGTCTTTCATTTGAGTCGATCCTGCTGAATCATAAGTTTTTTGTCCGTACCAGTAGTACATTTCACATTCTTCTTTAAAGTTAAGCATGTGTGTGTACTCCTCATAGTCCATCCAAAGTTTTGTAGTTTTACCACCTTTAGTTGGTAAAGAAAATTCTGCTACAAAATCTTTAGCATTACCAGACATATGGTAAGACTTTCTTACAGTTCCAATTTTGTTACGAACTTTACCAGGAGTTTCCCAGTTTGAAGCATTTCCTCTAGAGAAATCTACTCCTACAGGTGCATACAAAGAAGCCCAAAGAGACCCTATTGCTACCCCGCTAGTTAAAGTTGCTGTTAAATCTGGATTAACAAGTCTACATGTGTACTCATAATTTCCACCTACTAAAGTTGGCTCATTCATGATTCTAACTTGTTCTCCAATACTGTTGATCAATACATAAGGAAATACAAAATGCTTATCTGGGAAAGCCAATGTAAATGTTGCTCCTCCAGCACCTGCTCCTACTGCTGCTCCTGCTACTGCAATTGGTCTCGTCTTTAACGTATGAGTTTTCACACGATATTCATACTCTAGTCTGTCGATTGACTTAGTGTTTCCTACACCTTCTGTTAAGAAAGATAATGGAAAACGCTTATCGTCTTTTCCAGCCAAGTGAGTAATTATCGGTGATAATTCTGTTGGACGAGCCAATAGCGCGTTAGACAGACTGTTCATATCTGTCATTTGTGCATCGTTATAGTAATTCTTCTGCACGCTAATGTTTGTTCCGCTCATTTTTTAATTATTTTTAAGGTTAATACAATTTAATAAATTGTCTATAAATTACTAAGATCAAGATCATCAAAATCGACGTTTACTCTTTTAGTTCTAGCTTTTGCTCTAGAGCTTTTTACAGTCTCCTCGTTTCTAGAAATCTTTTCTCTCAGGGATTTAGTCGCTTTAGTCTTTGCTTTGGTGTTTATAATTTGCTCTAGATTAAATCCTTTGTACATTAAATAATCTATTGCTAATTTTTGCTCCATCTGCGCGTTACTATGATCTAAATCACGTTGTGTGTGGCCATCCTTATTAATAGGAGAAGAAAGATAAGAATAAAATTTACCCTTTTCTCTCTCTGGGATACTCAACCCTGCAAAATCTTTCGATTTTTCTAGAGTGTCTGCCACACCTTCCCAATACTGTCTTAATTCTTTTTGTTGTCCTTCAACTGTTTCTCGTTGAGATACAACCATATCTTCTCTCTGTTTTACTTGCACTTTTGCTAACGCGTCTTTTGCCTGCATTGCTTTATTGTGAAGTTTTCCAGTGTCTTCATAATCTTCTAATAATTCTTTAATGAATTCTTGATCATGTCCTTTTACTGTAAAGTAGTCTCCTAAGATTGCTTTTTGACTTCTAACGTCATCTTCTTTTACTTCTATTTTACTGTAATCTAAACTTGGATCATACGCCTGCATAAATTTCTGAGACTCTCCTCCATTTAAAACATAATCTAAATGTTCTTTAACTAGTGGGAATTTTGATAATGTACTTTCCATTTTTTCTTCTGCTAACTGTGTAGCTACATCCTCAGTTAAATTAGCTAATCCTTCTGGGGTGTCATCATACTTTGCTCCCTCTGTATCAAATCCAAGCTTTTCTAAAACTTCAAACACAACACTTTTATCCTCCTCGCCTTCATTTTCAGTAGGCTCAATGTCGTCATCATCTTCTTTAACTTCTTTTTTTAGCTTTGGAGCTTCTACTTCTTCTATAACTTCTTCTTCTTTTTTATCTTCAATGTCTTTTTCAAGTTCATCTGAAGACTCTAGTACGGGAGGTTGGATCTCATCCACAGTAGCCATTTCGGCTCCATCCCCTAGTATAACATCATCAAATGTGATGTCATCTAGCTGTATTTTTTCATTTGGGTTCATATATATATTTATTGGTTTAGGTTACAAAATTACAAATTATATTGATATTTTTTATACTTTTTAGTTTTTTGGTTTTTGCTTTAATATATAGCACTAGTATCTACTTTTTAAAATCCATTTTGTACCCTTCATAGAAACGCTTTTTGGATTTAGTTAAGTCTTTTATGTTATTATTCTTTCTGTAGTTGTTATTATAGTAGTGAAACATTCCTAAAGTATCAGTAACTTCTGGTATTGCTTTTGGTGTTCTCCCGTATACCATTCTCATTGCTTCTACTGCTGCTACAGGATTATCTTTCTTCAGTTCTTTTTTAAAACCTGTTGAATCTGTTGGTAGCCCCATTTCTTTAAATCTTTTAAAGTATTTTTTTTGAGTATTGCTATACCCTTGGCTTT